CCTAATCCAGAAACTGCTCCCGAACCTGTTACTGCAATTACTGTTTCTTTAAATGGAACATATTATGTTTTTGGTTATGGTGAATATACAAAACATAGAAATGATGTTGAATATTTTGAATGTGAAAATGAATTACATTTACTTCAAGAATTTATGTCATTTTGGTCCAAGCAAGATATAGACATTGTTACGGGTTGGAATATTAAGTTTTTTGACATACCATATCTTGTAAATAGAATGAATTTGTTATTTGATGAATCATTTTATTATGATTTATCTCCTTGGCAGTTTGTAAGTGAAAGGACTGTTATGGGGTTTGGAGGAGCAAAACAACAACAAGCATATGAAATTATGGGTGTTGGAACTCTTGATTATTTAGATTTATATCGAAAATTTACTTATACTAATCAAGAATCTTATCAATTAAATCATATTGCTCATGTTGAATTAAATGAGAAAAAATTAGATTATTCTGAATATGGTTCATTACATACTCTTTGGAGAGAAGATTATCAGAAATTTATAGAATATAATGTAAAAGATGTTGAACTTGTTAATAAGTTAGATGATAAAATGAAATTGATTGAAATGGCTATTGTATTAGCATATGATGCCAAAGTAAATTATACAGATGTTTATACACAAGTTAGAATGTGGGATACTTTAATTTATAATGAATTGAGAAATAAAGGTATACAACTTCCTCCCAAAAAAGATTCGATAAAAGATAGGCCTTATATAGGTGCTTACGTAAAAGAACCTATTCCTGGAATGTATAAGTGGGTTGCTAGTTTTGATTTAGATAGTTTATATCCACATTTAATCATGCAATATAATATTTCTCCAGAAACTTTACTTACAAAATTTCCCCAAAAATCATTATCAGTTGATAAACTTTTAAATCAAGAAATTAATACTGATTATGCTAAAACTGAAGATATATGTATAGGTGCTAATGGATTTCATTTTTCAAATGAACATCAGGGATTTCTTCCAGAAATGATGGAAAGAATGTATGCTGAACGAAAAAAGTTTAAAAAAGATATGCTCAAGGCACAGCAACAATTGGAAACAGAAACAGATGGTTTAGATAGATTAAGACTTATTAAAGAGGTTTCAAGGTTGAATAATATGCAGATGGCGAGAAAGATTCAGCTTAATTCTGCTTATGGTGCATTGGGTAATCAATATTTTAGATTTTATGATGAAAGACAAGCAACGGCTATTACGACTGGAGGACAACTTTCAATTAGATGGGTCGAAAATGATGTTAATCGATATTTGAATAAAATTCTCAAAACAGAAAATAAAGATTATATTATAGCCGCTGATACTGATTCAATTTATATTTGTTTAGATGATTTGGTTAAATCTGTTTTTACTGATACAAATAATAAAGAAAAGATTATTAAATTTTTAGATAAGGTGTGTGAAGAAAAAATACAGAAATGCATAAATGATTCATTTAATAAATTGCATGTATACATGAATGCATTTGAACAGAAAATGAATATGTCTAGAGAAGTTCTTGCAGATAAAGCAGTTTGGACTGGAAAAAAACATTACATTATGAATGTTCATAATTCTGAAGGAGTACAATATTCTAAACCTAAATTAAAAGTAATGGGAATAGAATCAGTTAAATCTTCAACTCCAGCGGTTTGTAGAGAAAAATTAAAAGAATCTTTTGATATTCTTATGAATGGTACTGAAGATCAAATGCAAGAATTCATTGAAGAATTTAAAGAATCGTTTAAAACACTTCCTCCGGAAGATATTGCATTTCCTAGATCAGTTAAAGGAATTGACAAATATAGTGATAATGTGTTATTATATAAAAAAGGCACACCTATACATGTAAAAGGAACAATCATACATAATAAATTATTGAAAGAACATAAGCTGGTAAAGAAATATCAAATTATTCAAGAGGGAGAAAAAATTAAATTTTCTTATCTCAAAGAACCGAATCCTGTAGGAGATACTGTAATTAGTATGGGAACAGTATTGCCTTCAGAATTTGGATTGCATGAATATATAAATTATAATATGCAATTTGAAAAGTCATTTTTAGAACCACTAAAAACTATATTGAAATGTGTTGGATGGGAACATGAAAAAAGAAATACACTTGAAGATTTTTTTGTTTAAGGAGTTATAATGAGTTTTTTAAAAGAAATGATTAAGGAGACAGGAAATGAATACGCTGGATTGGTTTCTGATGGCATTGAAGCAGGTGATGTTGAATCTTTCATTGATACTGGCAGTTATGCTCTTAATGCTTTACTTAGTGGGTCGATATATGGAGGTTTGGCCTCAAACAAAATTACAGCATTCGCTGGAGAAAGTGCAACTGGGAAAACGTTCTTTGTACTCGGTCTTGTCAAGCAGTTTTTGGCAGACAATCCTAGTGGCGGGGTTTTGTATTTTGAGTCTGAATCTGCTATAACTAAACAAATGATAGAGCAACGAGAAATAGATACCACTCGTATGGTAATTTTACCAGTTGCTACAATACAAGAATTTGCTCATCAAGTTACAAAAATACTTGATAAACATCTTGAAAGTGAAGATCCAAAACCATTAATGATATGTCTTGATAGTCTTGGAATGTTGTCTACTTCAAAAGAAGTGGGAGATATTGCTGAAGGTAAAGAGACAAAAGATATGACTAGGGCCGCACTTGTAAAAGGTGCATTTAGAGTATTAACACTTAAAGCAGGTAAAGCAAAAGTTCCCGTATTAGTTACTAACCATACTTATAGTCAAGTTGGTGTAATGTTTCCTACACAAGTTATGGGTGGTGGTACGGGTCTTTATTATGCTTCAAGTAATATTGTGTTTCTTTCAAAACGTAAAGAGAAAGACGGTACAGAAGTTATTGGGAACATTATTCATTGCAAAAATCATAAATCTAGATTGACTGTAGAAAATAAAATGATTGATGCATTAGTAACTTATAATAAAGGATTGGATCGTTGGCATGGTATGTTAGAACTTGCTGAAGAAGCTGGAATTTTCAATAAAGTATCAACAAGATTTGAACTTCCAGATGGTACAAAATTATTTGGTAAGGCAATCATGCAAGATCCTAAAAAATATTTTACTGAAGAAATAATGTTAAAAATAGACAAATATTGTCAGGAGAAATTTTTATATGGAACAACAAAAGACAATGAAGAAGTGGTACAAGATGGTGAAGAATCCTCAGAATGAGGATGATGATCAATTCGCTTTCGCTATCACTAAAGGCAAATTTAAAGATGTAATTTATAAGTATAATCGATTTGGATTAATAGAACCAAATAAAGATGAAGAAGAGTTGAAATATCGATTCGAATATGATATACTTGAAATACCTGGAGAAATCAGAGATAAAAAATATGCTGATGCTGAGGGTGTAGAATTTGAAAAGTTAATAGGTGACATTTTAATAGAAGTAATTCAAGAAAACATAGATTTAAATACAAACGAAGATGGCGAGGATAGAGGACACGATACTGAAGAATCTGATATTCAATGATGAATATACCAGAAAATCTCTTCCATATTTAAAAAAAGAATATTTTACAGATCATAATGATAAATTTCTTTTTGAAGAAATCGAAAATTATGTGAATAATTTTAATGTTCTTCCTACCAAAGAAGCCTTAATTATAGAGATTGGAAATAATTCAAAACTTACTGAAGATCAATTTGGTGATGTTTCTAAAAAAGTTACTGAATATTTTGAAAATAAAGAAAATACAGAAACCGATTGGTTACTTGAAACCACGGAAAAATTTTGTCAAGATAAAGCGATTTATAATGCAGTACTTGAATCAATAGGTATTATAGACAATCAAAAAGAAACACAAAAAGATAAGGGTGCTATACCAGAAATTTTATCTGATGCTCTTGCTGTTTCTTTTGATCCTAACATAGGTCATGATTACATTGAAGATTCGAATGAACGGTTTGAATTTTATCACAAAGTTGAAGAAAAGATACCTTTTGATTTAGATTATTTTAATAAAATAACTAAGGGTGGTTTATCCAAAAAAACTTTGAATGTTGGACTTGCTGGTACGGGTGTTGGAAAATCATTATTCATGTGTCATCATGCGGCTTCTTCAATTGCTCAAGGATTAAATGTTTTATATATTACTCTTGAAATGGCCGAAGAAAAAATAGCAGAAAGAATTGATGCAAATTTGATGAATATTACAATAGATGATTTACATGATATACCTAAAGATATGTTTGAGAAAAAAATAAAAAAGGTTAAAAAATCAACATCGGGTAGATTGATAGTTAAAGAATATCCTCCTGCTTCTGCAAATGTGAATCATTTTAGAAATTTATTAAATGAATTAAAATTAAAAAGAAAATTTGTTCCTGAAATTATATTTGTAGATTATTTAAACATTATGGCTTCATCCAGATTGAAGTATGGTAATACTGTGAATTCTTACAATTATATTAAATCAATTGCAGAGGAAGTTCGTGGTCTTGCAGTTGAAAATAATCTCCCCATAGTTTCTGCTACTCAAACAACTAGATCAGGATTTACAAATACAGATTTCGGACTTGAAGATACTTCTGAATCATTTGGGTTGCCAGCAACTGCAGATTTTATGTTTGCTTTGATTAGTACAGAAGAATTGGAAGAACTTGATCAAATTTTAATTAAACAATTAAAAAATCGCTATAGTGATCCTGGTAAACATAAAAGATTTGTGATTGGAATTGATAGAGCAAAAATGAAATTATATGATCTTGAAGAAACTGCACAAGATGATTTAGTTGCAAGGTCTGCACAAAAGAAAAAGAAGGGGCCTTGGACTAAAAAAGACAAAGATGATGATCCAGTATTCGATGTTGGAACAAATAATAGACTGAAAAAAAAGAAAGATTTCTCTGAATTTTCCTTTAATTAGCTTGACATAGTTTCTCATTTTGATATAATAGTACTGTATTGGTAGAGTTAGAAACTCTTTTTGTTAATCTCAAATAAATGAGGTGATATGTATAAGTATATTATGATAATTGTAGTTGCATTAACAATATTTTCAGGATGTCATGCAGGTCGTTATGCTGTAGCTGGTAGTGATACAAAAGGATTGCCTTTTGGTACTATTCTTACAATTGGTGGTCAAAAAATGATTGTAGTTAGTCAAGCAACTCAAGAAGTAAAACTAAAACCTTATAGTTCTGTTGCAGTAAAACCGAAAAAACTTGTGACAAATTTATCTGCAACTCCATCTGTATCTATGACAGGTGTTAAAACAGAAGAACCTAAAGGTAATATAGTAAAACCAGAATGGGATAGTAAAAAAGTTGTTACAGAGGGAGTAAAAACTGTTCAAGAATGTCATGATCCACGAGGATGTCCTCAAGATGTTGCAACTGGTGAATGTCTTGAAGGGTGTTCTGAACAAAAAGTAAAAGTTGAAATGACAGAAACAATTGTTACTCCAGAAATGAAAGTAGAAGTGACTAAACCAGTTTCAGATACACTTGATCCTAAGTTAGTTCTTGATGTCTTATTTCGATATGAAGCAACTACAAGCACCCCAAAATTAAAAAGTTCGTTTAAAAAATATTATGGTAAACCTGAGTGGTTATGTGTAATGATAAATTACACAGGAACTAGACGAACCAAGGTATTATTAACAAAACTCCTTTATTCCAACCCTAAATTTGTCCAGATGTGCAATACAGCATTCCCCAGTAATGCAAATCAATGGGATGAACTTCCAAAATCAAAATACTACAATTAAACAGTCCTCAATTAGATAATATAATAAATAGTTAGTGACTATTTATGTTTATATTACAGTACTTAGAGGAAAATGATCGATTTTAAAGAGTTTTTGCTAGAATCTCAGGGTGCTAACAAGCACCTTGAGCATATAGAAGATGAAGTTTTAAATGGTGGTTTCGATGGTGTTAAGAAGGCAATCACATATTTAAGTTCATTAGGATCAACTTTAAAGGGGTCTTCTTCTAAGAAAATTACAATAACGACTAAATGGGATGGAGCGCCAGCAATTGTAGCTGGAATAGATCCTGAGACTAAAAAGTTTTTTGTAGCAACTAAGCACGGAGCATTTGCTAAAGAACCCAAATTAAATTTTTCAGATGAAGATATTGAAAATAATCATGAAGCAACGGGGTTACAAGATGTATTAAAAGATTCATTAAAATATCTTAAAGATATTGGAATGGATGGTGTTTATCAAGGAGATTTATTATATAGTCCACAGAAATCTAAAACACTACAAAATATAGATGGTGAATCGCATGTTGTTTTTACACCAAATACTATAACATATGCAATTAAATTAAGAAGTGAATTGGGTAGAAAAATAACTGCTTCAAAATTGGGAATTGTTTGGCATACAAAATATGTTGGTGAAAAAGTAAATCAGATGGATGCTACATTTGATGTAAATGTTGATAATTTTAAACAAACATCAGATGTATGGTTTAAAGATGCTGAATATGAAAAAATGGATGGAATAGCATCTTTTACTAAAGAGGAAACTGAAAAATATTTTAGTGTACTTTCGATGGCAGGTAGAGTATTTAGAACTCTTAATAAAAAGTTGTTGGATGGTATAAAAGATGATAAATACTTAAATACACAGATTAAAGCATTTGCTAATTATAAAATAAGACAAGGTATGCCCATTGGAAATGTTAATAGTCATGTTATTGGTTTGATTAGATATTTACAAAATAAATTAGACAAAGAAGTTGATAAATTAAAGTCGATAAAGGGTAAAGAAAATAGGCGTAAAAAAAATGAAGATATTTTAAAATTTTTTACTGAGAATAAGACTGCATTGAAAAATATGTTTCAGATGCAAAATATTCTTATAGCCGCTAAAATGATAGTAATTAAGAAATTACAAGATATTCAACCTTTAACAAAAACATTTATACAAACCGATAAAGGTTTTGAAATTACAAATCCAGAAGGATTTGTTGCAGTTACATTAGATGATGGAGCAGTAAAATTAGTAGATAGGCTAGAGTTTTCTAGACAAAATTTTTTAGCACCAAAAACATTTGGGAGTCGTTAATGCAAGTAGCAGAACAGGGTCTTTTAGATAGATTAGGCGAATCTTATATTAATATAGCATTGTCAGAAGATGTCGATGCACGATTAAAAAGATTAGCAAGAGAAGGTTTAATCGGTAAAGAAGAATATGCATTGTTTCTTAAAACAATGAAAGATTTGGAAGACGATAAAAAACCAAATCCAAAACAAAGAATGCTGATTATAAGAATTTTTGATAAAATGCTTGGTCTCATTATGGGCGATAAAGTTGTATATCAAAAAATATTACAAACTGTTAAAAAAGGCAAAAGAAATAAAGCAAAAGTAGCAGAAGAAGCCTTTAGAGATACACACACCACAGTTGTTCATGGTGGAATAGAATATTATGTTAATAATGAGAACAAACTAGTGGAAATGCCATCTTCATTTGAATAAATAATTCTATGAAGATTTATAAGAATTTTTTAAAAGAAACAAAGCAAGAAAAAACAGCAGTTGCGACCTTTGGGAGAATGAATCCTCCTTCAATAGGTCATGTTAAACTTGCAAAAAAGATTTTATCAGAAGCAAGAAAGCATAGAGCGGAGCCTTATATTTGTTTGTCTCCTACTCAGAATGCTAAAAAGGATCCTTTAGATCCACAAAGAAAAATTTATTATGTTGAAAAAACGGTAGGTCCACATATTCATATCGATGTTAAACCTACAGTTTTTGAAGCATTGTCTGATTTATATTCTAAAG